GTCCCTGACCGGCACCATAAGAACTCATTGTTGATGCAAGACTTACGATTTCAGTATTAACTTTTACCTTACGTGATCCCTTTAATCTAGAAATAGATGTAGATAAACCACTTACTATTACATTCTGATTATCTTTTAGATTATAACCACCATCACGATAATATGCTGATACCTGACCTTCATTATCCCAAACAAAAACAGAATTTGGATATTCTTCAAGTGATGTTGTTATTGAAGAAATGCCAGCACCAGTTAATTCTGTTACTTGACCTCTAAGACCAAATCCATCTGTTCCTTCAAAATCAAAATTAACAGCATCATTAATTTTATATCCTTTTCCGCCGTCAATAATTTGAATATCTGGAACAGATCCCTTAGTTATTGCCTCAATAACAGATGGTTGCTCAAAAGTTTCATAAGACTCATTAAGAAAATCATATTCAATTGTAGGAAGATTTACATTGTATGGTAGTGTATTTCTAACGAGAAGATTTGAATTGAAATCAAATTCATGATCCAAGTAAACATTTTCTTTAATTAAATTGGATTTGAATGTATCTCCAATAAAATATGGATACTCTGGTATGAATCCAGAGGTTCCATCATTCTTTACACCAGCAAAATATGCATATGTTCCATTAGGAAATTCTGGGGTTTTGCAATATCTTCCGTTATGTTTATCAAGATCTCCAGAACCAGTGTAAGAATAATCCTCTACAAAAAATCCTGGTGCAAAATTTGGTCTATCAATCACATTACTTATGTTTAATTGATAACCAGATTTAACTTGTATGATACCAGATTGGACTACATCTGGATCACCATATGCAAAAGGTCCATAGATTGGATTACCATCATATGCCCATCCAATGATTGGAGAATGTAGACCATCTAGAGGTTCAATTTTTTCGGCAAGTGTTTTTGAATATCCATAAATTCCATAATTTAAGTGATCTTCTTTTTTATTTTGTGAAAGACTTGCAAAAATTCCTTTATTTGGATCTGAACCAAATCTAAATGCATCATTTATGTTAAGCTCTCTTACGGTGGTGTCAATAATTGCACCAGTGCCTCTTAAATCAACGAATATAGATGTAGTTGATTCACTGTATCCAATACCAGTATTAATTACAATTACATCATCAATCTTACCGTCCTTCATAACGGGACGTAATATGGCACCAACACCACCAGACGGATCTTCAACAGTGATATCAGGTGTTGATGTGTAATCTTTTCCTTTATTTAAAATCTGAACTTCTTCAATCTTTCCATTAACAATAATTGGATTCAATTGTGCATTCTTACCTTTTTTAATTTTAGAAATAGGTTTTTTGTGGATATTGAATGTGGTTGATCCATATCCAGATCCAGATTCATAAAGGTATGCGTCAACTATTGGTCCAGTTATAACAGGGGTGAACTCAAAAGTTCCGTTACCTTCAAATGTCGCTTCTACTTTTATTGGTGGATATTCAAATATTTGATATCCTGTACCATTTGAATTTAATTTTGTAATTTTTGACTTAGTGATGTCGGTGCGGTAAGTTCCAGCAACTCCAACATTAATTAACTTAAATCTATCAGCATCAATTTTTACAATCGAATATTGATTTGCAGTTGATAATCCAACAATTTCAGTTCCTGTTGTTTTATAATCTACAATATCGCCACTATTAAATCCATGGTCTTTGAAAGTTACTGTATCATAGATTGTGGAAATATTACTATCTTTTACTCTCAATTTTCTGTTAGAATATCCAGATCCAGAATTAATAACTTTAATATTTCTAATATTTTTCTTTGATTCTGTTCTGAATTTATGAATTCCTGCAGCAGATGTTGCTTCAGCAAGACCTATTGTATTGATACCTGTTACAGAAGCAAGTGCATCTGCCTCAGTTTTAAATAATCTAATGGTAGAGGGATTTACAACTCTGACATAATATTGATCTCCTGTGGCGAGATTGCTAGTAACTATATTATTACTATCATAAGCATCCCCAATTCCAAGAGGTTCATTACCATTTTGGTTATAAATGATAATCTGACCATTTACTAAATTGTGATCTTTTAAGAAAGTGATTGTTTCATTAGTAGTATCAATTCCACCACCAAGAGCAAGTCTTCTACTATCAAATTTTAACTCTCTGAATCTATTACCAACAACTGCCTGTAATTCGCATCCAGACCCATTACCACCAACCAAACTAATTGATGATACACTTTTAACGTCAAAATCTTGAGGGTCTACATAAACTTCCTTAACAGATCCCTCAACAACTGCTTGAACTTTTGCCTGTCCACTTAGACCAGCAGTAATTTCAATTTCGGGTGGAGAAACAACATCATAATCTTTTCCACCATTCAGAACATCAAAAGATTTAAGTGGTCCATAATAAATCTTATCGGTTGAATCTGGACTTGTAATTTCAACTCCATCAATAAGAACACCTACAGAACCCTGCTCTCTAATATCAAGTTCTGAATCATTTTGAGGAGGATTCAATGGGAATTTTCTTAGAATTTTATTATCTGCAATTTTCTCAGTTCCATGCTGTTTGAGTGTGAACTTATGAGTTCCTGCATTCAAATTAGGACCAAGTTTAATATGCTCTCCACTTTCTAAAAGTTCACTTGACAAATAAATTTTGATGTCTCTTGACGATATGAGTTTGATAAAATATGATTGACCTGAAGTCAATCCAGAATATGGATTATCTGATGTATAAACAATTTCATCACCACTCCTGAAATCTACAGGGGTTGGAAAAGTAACTCTATTGTAAGATTGGAAGAAAGTATCATAATCAGAAAGACCATCAGTTGGTGAAACTCCACCTACAGATTCCTGTAAGATATCCTCTTTTATAGTATAACCAGGAAGAGAGTTTGATGCAACGTAACCTTCAGTCCCTTCATTATTAGTATAAACGTTCAGAGTATTTGAAACTTGCTTATTGTTACCATACTTTAATTCAGCACCAGAACTATTTGCTTTGATTAATTTTCTTCTGATACTGTAGAATCTGGATGGATCGGGTTGGAATCCAGATGTGTTTGTAAGAGTAACAGTATTATTGAGTAAATCTATGCTTGAGACTGTTGGAAAAGTTCCACCAGGAGAACTTGGAACTGCAACTGTTCCTACACCAACGTTTCCAGATACGATTTCTACAAAATCACCAACCTTGAGAGCAGACTCTTCAATCTCTGCTCTATAACCTAATGAGAATACAGAACCATTTACATCTTCAGCAATATAGCGAGTGCTAGTATTATAAATCCAGGAGTTAGCAAAAACCTGTTTGTATGTTTGACCGTCAGATGGGTTCTGAATTGCTTCTCCAAGATTTAATACTGAAACCACTTCACCCTCTTCCATCAGAGGAATATCTTCAATACTTTCAAATTCAGAGAGAACGCCTGTTAAACGTAATTCAACTTTTTTAGTTGCATCTCCATTTTCATATCCTACTACAGTATCATCATCTCTAATAAGATCTCCAAGTAAGATATTTGCACCAATTCCAGAAGTTCTACCCGCACCTACACAACCATAAAATTGATTTATACTTTTAGAAGTATATGTGATTATAGTATTGGGCGAAACTAATGATGGGGATAGTAATGATGTGGTAGAAGTTGAAGTATTAAGACCAATAAAGTTAGGATCACCAGGTTGACCAGCAACAATGGTTCCTGTCTGACCGAACCCAATTGTTGAATCTACAGTAATAATCGAATCATCAGGTGATACTGATTCAACTACTCTTGATGCTCCAGGAATATTGAAAGTTCCTTCAATATACTCATTATCAGTATTACCAACATAGATTCCAAGCCTATAATATGCTTTACCATTTCTTGTGAAAATTTCAACTTCAGATACGGATGCACTAGTATTAGAATCAGATGATCTTGATATAGTCTGACCTTCTAACTTAAATGGATCTCCAAAAACATAAAGACCAGTATCAGGATCCAAATACTGAACGTTTTCCGCAACAATAACTTCCCTTCTGAGATAGTTTGCTGAAGATGGTTTTACTAACCTTCCCTCTAGGTCTATAACGTCTGCATAGACGCCGTAGAGGACCTTGAAGAGTATTCTAATCGACTCTGCAATACCTTTTGACTGATAGAAATTTCTGGCGTGTTTAATAAAGTTTCCGACATCAAGATCGTCTGTAAATTTTAAATCTTCAAACCCTGGTGTGAAAGTTGCTTTTAATTTTCTGTAAAATTCTTGGAGGAATACTACGCTCAGATTTGTTACAGTTGCAGAAGAATTATGTACTGCAGATTTTGTTTCAGAAAATTCTAATGACTCTTTATTTGTATGATCTATTGTATTTGGAATACTTTTAGTATAACCAGTTACACCACTAAATCCACGAATACAACCTGTAAATGATGTATCAGTTTTTCCAGTATATGTGATTATTTCATTATCAATTTTTAAAAGACCATAATCATCAGGGAAACCCTTTGTAGAAGAAACGCTGATTGTAGTATCAGTTTTATCAATATTGGAAGAGAGTACTGTCGAACCAATAATAACCTCTGGTACAAGGTTATCAACTTTGATGTATCGATCAAGATTATCTACTAAATCAACATTACCTCCTTGATGCTCTAAGGAGATATAATATTGTTTAAAAAAGTCTACCGCTTTTGGAAAATCAGCGACTATAAATTCTGGAAGTTGGCTCTCAATAATTTTATTGAGTTGCACTCTCTTCTCAAAATGCGACATATTTTATTTCCTCTCTAAATCTCCGTTTGAGTAACTTGATGTATAAAAATCTCTTGTGAATGTGACGCCTGAAATGTCCTCACCAGATGCAATAACATCTTTAATCATATTTATCTTGGTATCCGAAACGCTCAAAGTCAAATATAGATCTTTGAGTCCAACAACATCATTAGAATCTGGATATGCTTGTATCTCAATAATATTATTTGGTCTGGATGTTGATGTAATGTTGATTGTATTAAGAATAATTTCACCCTTTTCATAATCAACTAATCCAGTTTCTTTTGCAACAACAACTTTGTTACCTTTTTCATCATTTTTTACCAAAGACAATACACCTGTTTTAAGATCTGTATTTGGTACATCTACAAGATAAACTTCTTCAGTTTCTCCAGACACTTTGAATCTTGTAGACTTGATATTATAACCATTTGGTTTTACATTAAATCTATTTCCGAAGCAGAGTTCATATTGAGCAAACTGGTTTATCAATGCTTTCAAATCTCTTCTAATAATAACTTTAGTGATATTAGAAGTAATTGAATCATCAACTCTATCAATTAGTTGAAGAATTTTACTGTACTTGAATCTACCACCAAAGCGATTAATATCAACATTTTTAGAATATGATGTCAATGCATCAACAACATTTGTTTTTAAATCGTCAGGATTAGACGCTTTTGATGTATCGTAGTAAATTGTAGAATCAAGTTCAACATAAAGAACTTTTAGATCAACAATTTTTTGATTTATGCCTGCAATTGAATATTGTTTTAGTTTACTAAGAATATTTTGCTTATCAAAGTCCGAAACAAACGTTCCATTTTGTGGTTTTATACTAATTTGAACGGTTCCAAACTTTGGTGGACTTAATTCTTCGCCACCAACCACTGCAACTGACTCAGTATTGGGATAAATGTCAGAAATAATCGCTTCATAGTCCCTTGCAGTCACTGCTCTGTACTGAGCGGAGTATAAACGTGGTGCAAAATATTTAATTGATGCTACATTTTCAATTTCACCGCCATTTTGTGCTTTTTGAACGGTGTTTACAGTGATTGATCCGGTTGGAGTGACTGGAACACCCTTATCATCAACAAAAGTTCCTTGAAAATCGAATCTTGATGGTCCATTTCCAGATTCTCCATCAGTAACAAGGTATCTTACCGTAATAACTTCATTATTTTCTAACTTTTTACCAAAATACCCATCACCAAAGAGTAATTCGTATCTTTCATCCTGAACTTCCTGGATTAAGAACACCTCAGAACTCTTTGAGAGGTTCAAAATGTTGTCAATTAACTTAAATTCGCGCCCTAAACCTGAATCATTGATTCCTTTTACATAACATCTAATGGTAGACGTATCAATATTAGGATTATCAAGAATAAAACGCTGATCTCTTGAGGTATTAACCAAAAATTGCCTTGAAAGAAGAGATCCTTGGAAGATTTCTTTCGGTAAATCTGCATTACCAAACCTTGCTACACCATTTTTTACCGCAACAGTCAAATCTTGTGGTATTGAGAATCGATATGATGAGTTTTCAGTCAACCCAGTGCATGTCAGACCCGCCTCAAGCGTCAAAATACCACTGGTGGTGTCAGTGGGTACATCAAACCATACCTGTGCTTTAGCGGAGGTTTTAGAGCGAGGTACATAACCTATATTTCGCGCCAATGAGACTACATTTTCACGAACTGTAGCGCCATCTAAGAACGATTCATTGACTACAAGGTTCGCATTGAACGCATTAATGTAGGTATTGTATGCTAAGGTGTCGATTAAGACAGAAAAGTTAGACCCTTCAAAGTCAAAATCCGTGAAATTTGAGTTTGCACGGAGATAATCTTTGATTTGGGCCTTGATCTGATCAAAATCGAGGTTTGTAAATTGAGTAAAAGGCATGTTTTATCGGGTTGCCTCTAAAATGAACGAGAAGAATTGTGGTGGGGAGTCCAATCCAACAACATCGAAGTAAACATTCACATCAAAACTGTTATCATCGGGTCTGATATCAACTTGTACTTCTGTATTTTCAACGCGAGGTTCGTAAAAACGAATAGTTTCTAAGATTTGGTCTTCAATTACCTTTGTTGTGGCAACATCAACCAATTCAAATAGACTACCACGAACATCAGACCCTAAATCAGAATTAAAAAAACGTTCTGTGGGTATAGTTTCAACCAAATTACGTACAGATCTAATGATTGCACGCTCATTAATGATTACAGGAAGGTCCCTAGTCACAGGATGTGGGTCAAATGAAAAACTTATATCCTTAAATGCTCTTGAAACCCTTGCTGTAGGCATTGAAATGTTAGATTTTTCTGAATTTATTTATACCCTCAATCGATATTTTGCTCTTCTTCAGTCAATTCTTCTGGAGTATCGTTGGTTTTATGTGGTTTGGTCCAATAATCAGTTATCAAACTAGTTGTACCCCACATTTGGTACATATAATCTGAATCGCGATCTACAGGTGAGTTTCCCATATTACTCCTGATTGGTGAATCAGAACTTTTATAGGGGTTTCTATCCCTCATCAGTATTTATTTCGCCCTCTGCTGCTCGTTCTTTAGCAGTTTTCCAATGATATTCATCTTCACGTCCCATACCAAGACGATCATAACCATTTTCAACTGAATAATATTGTGTCGATACTTTAAAGTCGGGCATCTTA